ACCCAAGCCCTCATCGCGAAGTACAGCGACCTCGCTTCCAACGTCGCCGCATACCTCCCCGACGATGCTCGCGCCGAACTGATCGACCACACACAGACCCTGCTACAGGAAGCCCGCGACCGCTTCACAGAGATCGCCAACATGGACAGGACCGCTACCCCGATCAACTAGCCGCGTCGCCTGCATGCCGAAGGCCCTCCTCCCGCCACCAAGGGAAGAGGGCCTCACCGCTGTTTCACCTTCACGCGGCGCACACATCCGATATCCTCCCCCACCCCAGCACGCCACTCTAGGGGGACCCATGAACCATCCACCCGGCCGACGCGCCATGTACCCACACCCCTGGCAACGCTGGGCCTGGGCAGCCCTACCAGCCGTCAGCGCCACCGCGTTCACGTTCGTGCCGTTCATCGTCGCCTGGCGTCGAGGCTTCGTCGGCTGGCGCACCCTCGCCATCTACACGCTGCTCAGCGGCATCGCCATCGCCGGCGCGGTAGCCGAAGTCGACTTCCGCCAGTGGGGCCCGTTCTGGCGCGAGGTCATCCGCTACACGGCGTGGGTCTACCTCATCGTCGGCGTCGTCCACGTCGCGCTCCTCGACTGGCCGCGAAAGACCAGCCACGAAACCGTCAAGCAGTAACCGCCCAAAACGGGTAGGACGGAAGGATGCCCGGCCAGCCCGTCGGCCGGGCATCCTTGTCTTATGACCCAACAGCCCACCCCGCAGGACTTCCTCACGGCCTTCGCCACCGCGGTCATGCCCGCCTTCCGCCAGGCAGCCGAGTCGATTCGCCAGGTGCACGCCGTGCTGAAGCCGTTCATCGACTATGCCGAAGCCCACCCCGAAGTCTGGGAACAGTGGGAGCGCGAGCGTGACGCCGAAGCAGCGCTCGGCTCCTGCCACTGCCTGTGCGGGGCCATCCACGGCACCCTCAACATCTGCTCGTCCGTCGCCGAGCCGGGCCTGACGGTCCGCTTCGACTCGCCCACCGTCGGCACCCAGCACGTTCCGTTCTGCCGCCCCTGCTTCGAGGCACGGGCTGCAACGGCCGGGATGGAACTCCGGGCCTAAACGCTCAGAGACGTGCAAGGGCCCCGGAGCTGCCGCAAGCTCCAGGGCCCTTTCCCCTACCCGTCGCTCCTCAGCGACGTCTTTGCCCCCGCATCTGCCGCGTCTGGCTAGCCTTGCGTGCCATGGCGCTGCGCTGTGCGTGAGTCCGGCCCGCGTTGCTGATCCTCGCGGCCTTCGACTTCAACGCACCCTGACGGCGCAGCGCGCGATACACCCGCTGCCTTGTCTTGTAGACGAAGCCCCAGCGGCCTCCTCGGTCGGACACCACCAGCCTCACCAGCCCTCACGCGATCGAATCAAAGCCCGAACGGGTGCTCTAGCCTACGATTCAAAGGTACCGGTCGTAGGAGGCACCCACCATGGCCAACCCCAACCAGCACTCCCGCAGCGGCAAAGGCCGCTACATCCGCACCCCCGAAACTGCACGCCGCGACGCCCAAGCCGCCGAACTCCGCGCCAAAGGACGCACCTACCAGCAGATCGCCAACGAACTCGGCTACGGAGACAAACGCACCGCCTACGACGCCGTCGAACGCGCCCTCAAAGAGATCATCCGCGAACCCGGCGAAGCCGTCCTCCACTTCGAACTCGAACGCCTCGACGCCGAACTCGAACGCCTCGACGACCTCGAAGTCTCCGCCCGCAAAGTCCTGACCACCCCCCACATCATGGTCAACAACGGACGCGTCATCCTCCACCCCGACACCAACCAGCCCATGGAAGACGACGCACCAGTCCTCCAAGCCATCGACCGCCTCATCAAGATCGAGGACGCCCGCCGGCGCAACGGCGAACGCCGCGCCAAACTCACCGGCATCGAAGCCGCCGTCAAGGTCGACGCCACCGTCCACCAGGTCACCCAGCAAGACCTGGAACTCCAGGAGATGCTCCGCGAGGCCAAGGCCCAGGTAGCCGCGCAGGAGCAGGCCCTGCGCGACGGCCCAGGCGGCGAGGTCTGACCGTGACCACGGCCGCCCCGCCCGAGGTCGGCTACCTCGAAGGCCAGGACGCCGAATCCTTCGACCTCCACGCCTACCTCGCCCGGTTCGACGAACGCCTCCTCGCCGACCCTGAAGGCCGTCAGATCCTGACGCGCCTCGACCCGATGCTGTTCGCGCTGATTTATCTGCGCCACCACCTCAAAGACGAGGAAGGTCGGATCACTTTCGGCGACGCCCACCTCGACTGGTGCCGCGCCGCCCGCTCCTGGGTACGCCCACCGACCGGCCCGGCACAGAACCGCAACGCCTACATCGCCCCCCGCATGATGGGCAAGTCCACCTGGTGGTTCCTCATCCTCCCCACATGGGCGGCCGCCCACGGCCACATCAAGTTCGCCGCCGCATTCGCCATGGCGGCCGGACCCGCCCAGACCCACCTCGCCACGTTCAAGCGGGAGATCGACACCAACGAACGCCTTCGCCACGACTACCCGGCGCTCTGTACAGCCGCCAAGCGGCCTTCCGGCACGAACATCGCCGACACCCAGTCCATGTACATGGCCGAGTCCGGTTTCGTGTTCGCAGCCCGCGGCATCGACAGCAGCAACCTCGGCATGAAGGTGGGCGAGCAGCGCCCCGACCTCATCCTCTGCGACGACATCGAACCCGACGAGAGCAGCTACGGCCCCGAACTCGCCCGGAAGCGACGCACCACGCTCGTCGACGCAATCCTTCCGCTCAACGTCTACGCCCGCGTCGTGATCTCAGGGACCGTTACCCTCCCGGGGAGCATCGTTCACCAGCTGGTCAAACACGCCCGCGGCGTCGAAACAGCGCAGTGGATCCGCGATGAGGGCTTCGCCGCGCACTACACCCCGCCCATCATCAAGACCGCCAGCGGCTACGAGCGGAGCGTGTGGCCGGCGAAGTGGCCGCTCTCCTACCTGAAGTCGATCGAGCACACGCGTAGCTTCGCGAAGAACTACGCCAACGACCCCATGGGAGCGGACGGCGATCTGTGGACGCCGGACGACTTCCGCTACCCCGGCGACGAGGGACTGGATCCGGTCACGCACATGATGCTGTCGATCGATCCGGCAGTGACGGCGAAGCGAAGCAGCGACTTCACTGGGCTGGCGGTGGTGTCGTGGTCGGCGCAGACCCGGCGGTGCACGGTGCACGAGGCAATCGCAGTGAAGATCCCTCCGGGCGAGCAGCTGCGGGAGCGGGTGCTGGCCCTGCTGGACGAGTGGCCGCGGATCGGGCTGATCCTCGTCGAAGTGAACCAGGGGCATGACGTGTGGAAGGCGATCTTGCACGGCATGCCGGTGAAGGTGAAGCCGGTGTCGCAGGTGGAGCCGAAGTTCGTGCGCGCAGAGGGCGTGCTGGGCTACTACCAGCGGGGGCGTGTTGTTCACGCCCGGCGGTTGCGGGAGTTGGAGGAGCAGATGTGCGCCTTCCCGAAGGCCCCGAACGACGACCTCGTGGACGCGGCGGGGAGTGCTATCAGGCGATTCCTTCCGCCGGAGAGGAAGGCGGCGCCGTCCGCGTCGGCGACTGCCTACACCTGACGTTGCCGTGCATCGCAGGCGTAGCCCCTGCGTACGGGTAGATGATGCGATTCGAAGGACCGTCTATCCTTCGATTCAAAGGTTACGGCTGGGAGGTCGCATTGGATGACGAGACGATCGACCCCCGCAGCGATCTCATGCACGGCATCGGCGAACTCACCGAGGCCCGCCCCGAGTACAACCGGGCCGCCCTCTACTACGACGGCAAGGTCCCCGAGGTCTTCACCTCCACCCGCATCCGCCGCGCCCTCGCCGCCCGCGACATCGACTTCGACCTCAACTTCGCCAAGACGCCCGTCAACGCCGTCACCAACCGGTTGAAGGTCGCCTCGATCACCAGCCCCGACGAGGAGACCACCGCGCTCATCTCCAAGATCTGGCAGGACAACCAGCTCAATCTGGAGATGCCCGACCTGTTCCGCCGCGCCGGCGAGTACGGCGACGCCTATCTGATGGTCCTGCCCGTCGAAGACGAGGACGACAAGACGCTGCGGGTGGAGATGTTCTACAACTCCCCGCAGACCGTCCGCGTGATCTACAGCGAGGACAACCCGCGCCGGAAAGCGTTCACGATCAAACGCTGGTGCGACGGGCCCTACGAGCGGGCCGAGTTGTACTACGACGACCGCACTGAACGGTGGACCACCGGCAAAAACTCGAAGGGCGACAAGGCCGCCGACTGGACACACTGGCCCGCCGACCCCGACGATCCCGAGTCGTGGCTGATCGACCACGACTGGGGCGAGCAGCCCGTCTTCCACTTCCGGACCGACCGGCCGTACGGCACACCGGAGCACTACGGGGCGTACGGCCCGCAGAACGCGATCACCAAGTTGCAGGCCACCCACATGGGCACGGTCGACTATCAGGGCTTCCCTCAGCGCTACGCCCTCACCGAGACGGCCACCACCGATACGTCGGATCTGGAGCCTGGGGACTTCGACGACGATGACTGGCCTGCCGACGAAGCCGGCGCCGGGCCCAGCGACTCCGGCGACGACAGCTCCCTGAAGGCCGGGCCGGGCGAGATGATGCTGCTGCGTGGCTTCAAGGCCGTCGGCCAGTTCGATGCGGCGCAGCCCGGCGTGTTCCTCGACCCGATCAACTTCAACGTGCGGGCCATGGCGCAGATCACCGACACCCCTTTGCGGATGTTCGACCCGCAGTCCAGCCAGCGGTCGGGTGAGTCGTACCGGGAGGAGGACGGCCCGTTCATCAGCAAGGTGGAGAACCGGCAGACCTCCTACGGCGCGTCGCTGCATGAGGCGTTCGTGTTCGCACTCCGCCGCCTCGGCATCCCTGACCCCGTCGTCACCGTGGACTGGGTACCCGCCCGCTCCGTCACCACGGCGCAGGGCTGGCAGACGGTGAAGGCGAAGATCGAAGCCGGAGTGCCCCGCAAGCAAGCCCTGATGGAAGGCGGCTACCGCGCCGAGCAGGTCGACCAGTGGCTTGCCGGTGTCGACGACGCTGAGCTCCAGCGTCGTGTCGACATCCTCGCCTCGCTGGCTGACTCGGCGCAGAAGCTCGGCTCGGCCGCCACTCTCGGCGTCCTGTCCAACGAGCAGGCGCAGGCCCTCCTCGCGGGTGCGCTGTCCGACCTTGAAGTTCTCGCCGGGGTGCAGGTGGCGGACTGATGCCGTACCGCAGCCGAAACCTCGCGCGCCTGGTCCAGGACCAGCACACCGATGCGGTCGTCGCCCTGGAGGACGGCGTCTCGGACACGGTCCTCGGCGACAGCGACTCCGCGTTCGAGGAGCTGATCCGGCGGACCCTCGACGCGTGGATTCGGGCGTTCGGCGGCGCAGACCAGTCGGCTACGGCCGGGGACGTGCTGCGCCGGATCCTGGCCGCAGCCGTTGCCGCGTCCCGCCGGGTTCTGGACGGCGTGGCGTCCCGCAGTTCGACCGCACTGGAGGGAGTCCTCGGGCAGGCTCTCGCCCTGGGCGTGGGGCAGGGTGTCGCGTTCGTGCTGGAGGCTTCCGGCCGCCGCCCTCGTGCTCCTGCCGCGCCGCGGGTTGGCCGGTTGCTGCGGGGTGAGGCGCAGCGGATCGGGGACATGGTGCGTGAGCGCCGCGACCGGGCGATTGCCCTGTTGCATCCGGACCGTGTGACCCGGTGGTCGCATCTCCTGGCCGGGGTGGGTGCAGCTCGTGCTGCGCTGCCTGCAGTGCGGGCGCATATCGCGTGGGTGGTCAACATTGCGGTCCGTGAGGGGCTGGACGCGGTGGCGCGGGCGGTGGCATCGCAGCGGGTGTGGGTGTCGGAGGCGGATGCGTGTACGCGTTGCCTCGCCTACACGGGCCGTGTCGTGCCGGTCGGTGAGCCGTTCCCGGGCGGACTGTCGTGGGATCCGCGGCAACGCCGGGTCGGGGCGGAATCCGTGGAGGGGCCGCCCTTGCACAGCAACTGTCGCTGCCGGGCAGTCCCGTGGGATGACGCGTGGGTGGCGTCCGGTATTCCGTTCCCGCTGGCGTTGCGGCGGGAGGCGCATCGGTCGATCGCGTATGGGCGCGCCCGGCCATCGGAGTCCCGTGCAGCCCGGCTGCGGGCTGTCCGTGAACTCCTGCGCACTGAACCTGACCTGCTACCTGCTGTCGAGGCACGGGCGCGCCGCGCTCTACGAACCGGCGACTTCGCTCCCGCCGCATAGACCCCGGCGCCCGTGACGGGCCGCCGCCAACCCCCGTGATGGGAGAACACCATGGGCATCCACCTCAACGCCGAGCAGGACGACAGCATCAGCGTCCCGCCCGGCACGATCCTCGGCTACCGCGCCGACGGCCGCCCGATCTACCCGATCGCAGGCGGCGCCGAGCCCGACGGTGAGCCGGACATCGAGGTCGAGGTCGACGACACGCCGGACGACGAGCCCGAGCCCGAGGAAGCCCCGGAGCCGGAGGAGACGCCGAAGCCGAAGCCCCCGGCAAAGGACGACAAGCCGGACGACTTCAAGCCTCCGTCCAAGGATGAGTGGGCGCGCACTCAGGCCGCGTTGAAGAAGGCCAACGACGACGCCAAGCGGCACCGGCTCCGCAACAAGGAGTTGGAAGAGAAGGCCCGCGGCGACGAGACCGAGCACGAGAAGGCGCTGCGTGAGGCCCGCGAGGAGGGCGAGAAGCGGTTCCGGGAGCCGATGAAGCGCGCGGGCGTCCGAGCCGCCCTGGCGGAGGCGGGGTTCACGAGCCCGGAGCGGATGATGAAGCTGGTTGACTGGGACGCCGTCAGCGTCGACGACGAGGGCGAACTCCTCGGGATCGAGGCGGAGGTAGACCGGGTCAAGGGCGAGTACCCGGAGCTGCTGCCGCAGGACAAGCCGAAGCTGAAGGCCCGCCCGACTGGGGCACCCCGCTCGCCT